TGGTAGCCGAAAACGAGTTCGTCGTCCTGAGAAACGCCGGTGGCGAAGATTTCCTTCTGGAGAACAGCTTGCTCACCAATGTGAGCCAGGGCAGGCCAGTAGTGATCGAAGCGGGTCTTGCGTGACCACATACGGTCCAGGCCTTGCTGATAAGTAAGATCAGCACGAACGCATGCCAGGCCGATAATCAGGCAATGCTCAGTGAAAGATTGGGTAAAACCATGGCGCTTGAGGAGTGCAGTTCCCATAGCAGCCAGGTTGCCCTGGGGAGATGTTGCGACGGTTTGCGAAGTTTGCGGAACCGGGCTGATGTTGATAGGCGAAGATCCGCCGCCCAGGTATTCAGGACGTTGCAACCGGAAATCGGGTGAAGTTACCTGGAAGTGGCTTTTCAGGAGTTCCACATAACGAGTGCCGCCTCTGGCGTCGCGCTCGTAGATTTTCTGAATTTGGAACGCCTGGCGCAACGAGTTGATGGTTGCAGCAGTAGCCGCTGAAAGATCGGCATAAAGTTGTTGTGCAGGCGGTTGGGGAGTTGCATTCCAGAGAGCGAAAGAACCAGTAGTATCCAGGCTACCAACAGTCGTGCCGGTCGGACCTTGAAGGACGCCGAGCCCCTGGCCGGTTAATGCATTGGTGCGAACCGGTGCAGTAGTGCCGAGAGGAATTGATACACCTGGGCCTTTTTGAGGCCAGGGAAGGCAACTGGTGAAGTAATCGTGGCGCTTGCCGCGACGAGCGAGGATATACATATCCTCAGTATCTGGACCGTCACCAGTGGGAACGTCCAGAGAAGGCTGCATATTCTGATCGCGGAACCACTCATTCCAGATCAGATTATAAGCCCGATGCCATAGACAGCTATGGCTGAGATTAGGAATGCCAGTAGGCAGACCCATGTAATCGTGTATAGACCCCACGCTATAACCTCCAGCAGGGGAAACCATCTGCGGGATTGTGAAGTCGGTGGAGTCACCTGGATTTTTTTGCTCGCCATTGAATTTCTGCCAGTTATCCCATACCAGGCGGTAGGGCACAGCGAAAAAGAAAGTATCCATGAACATGTTGTCCATGATCGGAAAGATCGGAGTTGTGAGCCTGGCGAAGCCGGTCATGTTGACGTTGAACGTGTCACCAGGCAGTGCCTCGTCGATAAGAATCGGAACAAGGAAACCGGCGTCGAAGGTTGTCTTGTGACCGTGAGAACGATCAAAAGAAGAACGAGGAATTTCAGCTTTCGGAACTTGCGAAAACTGGTGCTGCATTACAGAAGGATTGCGGTGCATGTTTACTCCTGGTTAACGTAGTTGGAAGCGGGCCCATGCGATTGCATGGGTTGAATCGCACCGATGATACCGGTGTCGGTGTCGAACTCACCGAGTTCGAATAAGATGAAATCGGAAGGGTTACGACCGATATCAGTAGTTTTGTCATTGGCGCAGTTGGTGAAGTGACGCAGCGCGATAGCGACAGAGGGAACGCAAAACGGTTGGATAAAAGTTTTTGCGACAGTGTCGTGAACGGTAAACAGTTTTTGAATCATAGTGACCTCTTGAGTTGTTTAATTTGTGATTTCTTTACTTCTTCGCGAACACGTAAACGTGCGGTTGTATTGTGCTCAGATTGTTTTTCAGCGAGTTTTTTTCTCTCCTGTTTAAGTTGGTCATGGCGGTCTGGAAGCCGTGAGAATAAGACCTTATCGTAATATCGAGGCGGCTTCTGCTTATGTCCTTTGACGATGCAGAAATCGCCACGGTGAATATCTCCGGCATATTTTTCATAGAAGTCTCGACCGATGCCAGGGTGTGTGCTCATTTGAGCGTATTCGGGTTGAACCTGGATGACTTCGCCGGTGGCCAGGTCAAGTCGTTCGTAATGTCCAGCAGCGAACTTCCCGCCTTGTTTTTTGAGCGTATACCGAGCGCAGTAAGCAGCCGATTCATAAGTGAGTTGGCCGAATGTAGCAAGGCCTTTTCCCCATAGTCGATCCAGAGTCGGGGATCTGTAGAGGAAGTCTCCCTGGTCGTTTTTTTTGTATTTCTTTTGGTCATGGAACCATAGACCGAAAATAAGTGCATGGTAGTGTGGCCTTTGTGTTTTATCGCCATATTCCCCTACGAGGAAATAGCGAATTTTGATTTTGTGTTGGCGCCAGCAATACTGGCGCAGACGTTTGAGAAACGTTTGATGATCTCTCTTTAAAAGGGTGCCTCCTTCGGGTAGGTTGAAATCGTCGTATGTGAGAGTGAGGAACATGGATTCCTCGTGCATTTTTGATTCATGCACCAGGCGAAGCGCCCACTCCCGTGATCGGTCCAGTCGGCAGCCAATACATCCCCCGCAAGGTAGTAAAAGCGACTCGAACCCCTTTTCGGGGTTAAAACTGAGCCGCCTTTTTCCATCAATACCCCTCGGACCAAGGAATGCTGGTTTCGGGTAGTAGCAGGTCACAGGTCACAGACGAATGCCGCCCCTCATGGGTGCGCCCCGAAAATTCTTCGGGTGTGAAGTGGCATTGCGGGTGAACTGGCGTTGGGATTGAGAGGCTTTCATTTTCATGCGGCGCATGATGGTTATCTCCTAAGTGATTGAAAGAACTGCTTAAAAGCAGGTAGAACAGGAAAGAGTTGATCATAGCGTTGACAGGTGTGTCAACGGGCATAATGACATCGAGGCGATTCATTATGCCGGTTGACGACCGTTATCACCCTAAGGCTTCGACGCGGCGATGGCCGCTGAAGGGTCTACAGGGGGGGTAGGTTGAGATGGAATTGATGGGTTGATGTCTCCCCCTTGATTTTGGGGCCGGAGCGTTGCTAGGCCCATTTCCGCCAAACGTGGTGCGTTTGCGGGATTTTCGCAAAATTCAAGGAATTTTTGCGGGTTGTTGTCGAACTCCGAACGGACGCCGGAAGGCAGTTGGGCGAACATAGAGTTCGCCTCTGCAACCAGTTGCATTGCCTCCTGGTAGTCGTAGCCAGAAGCGTCCAGATATCGGGGTTCTCCTGTGTTGACGTGAGTGAAAAGGCCGGTAACGGCATAGCTTTTCATGATGTTGTTGATATCGCACTCATCCTTGAATTCCTGGTGTGCTGCGTGTTTGTCAGCAGTGAATGAGAGTCGGACGGGGTTGCGCGGGCCGTAGGCAGTGAGGAATCTGTGTGTTTCGTGTTTGTTTGTCATTTGAGTTTGTTATTTCCGAGAACGTTGTTGAGATTCATACGAGTAGGTAGTCCGGCCGCGGGAGTCCGTGGTGGATTTACCAGTTTGGATGTTCCAGGGCAGGAAGTGCGATACAGAGTCGGCAACGTTTGCAGCCGAATTAACGGCCGGCGTTGCACGATTGAGTCGCTCCATGGCATAGCCATAGTCGCTGGCGGAGATGTCACCTTTCATTTTCAGGTCTTTGAAGATCTCCTGGTAGTTTTTAAGCAGTTGCTTTTGATTGTCAGCATTGGCGAAAGCCAGAGCAGTCTCAGCAGCGTAAAGCTTGCGTTTGACGGGTTCAGATAAGGCTTGCTCTTTTGCATAGTCAGCGGAAGCGTTGTGGCCTGACGTTTGAGCACGATAGAGACCGACCTTTTCGGCGGTTTCCATACGAGCCAAGCCAGCATCAGCGCGTTGACGATCGGCAGAAGCCGAATTGAGATCGATTTGGCTTTCGATTTGGTCGTTCATGGTGGCGAGGTTTTTGACTTCCTGGGAAGTGCGGTGTGCCGCCATGCCGGTGTTAACGGCAGAGTCCAGGGAGTTGACCGGAGTCCATGAGGCACCGGTAGGGGTTGATGCGCCGTGATTAACGGACAGCATCGGATTAAGCCCTGCGGCTTTTAAATCGGCTACCTCGCGTTGGTGTGCTGTTCCAGACATATCAGCCTGGAAAGCCATTTGATCGCGGGCAGCCTGGCGCGCGGAAGAATTTTGACGTTCGCCGCCAAGAAAGGACAGGCCAGCAGATGCAAGGCCAGCCCAAGGATTAGCAGTAGCAGCAGCAGCTGGGGCAGCTACGACTTTGACAGCGTCGAGCACAGAATCGAAAAAACCCATGTTTGTTTCTCCTGGTTAAAAAAGAAGGGGGGGTTTCCCCCCCCCAAAAGGCCACTTAGAAGTGATCGATAAGACCAGGGACGCCATAAATCGGCATAGGCCGAGCGCAGCGCATCTGGAAGTGAGCATCAAAGAGGAAATGCGGAGCATCCTGGACCGCAATGATACGGTCAACAGGGGGGTTTTCCTCGATGAAGGCAGAGCCAAGAACGGGAGCAGTCTGGAACTCCTGGCTAAGATGCCAGGCATCCAGGGATTGCGCGAAGGTGCTGCGGAATTGGCCGGTGATGTGACTCGGCTTGTATCTATATTCCGCGAATCGTTCCTGGTAGCCGAAAACGAGTTCGTCGTCCTGAGAAACGCCGGTGGCGAAGATTTCCTTCTGGAGAACAGCTTGCTCACCAATGTGAGCCAGGGCAGGCCAGTAGTGATCGAAGCGGGTCTTGC